TCGTAGGAGAGGTAACTCAACAGGGGGAGTAAGCTATACTCTTGACAGGATTTAAGGGAATTCCCATGAAAAAAGCACCCAAACACATCATCAATTACATTCGTGAGCCTGACACATGGGACGCGACCGTTTTTGAGACTCAGATTCGTAGCGAAGTGGAAAGCTCCACAGGCGCCTTGACTGCGAGTGATGAAACGCTAGTGGGAATGTTGGTGATGACCATGCAAAGCCTGATTGACGCAGAGAAGATTATTCAGGTTCAAGGCATGATTGAGCATTACAACTCCGGCCCTGCAACCTCACCCTATTACAAGATACGAACCGAATGTCTCGACAAGGCTATCAAGATACTGGCAGAGCTTGCGCTTGTGGCCCGTGGTCGCCCAAAGAAGACTTCTACACCCACTGCCATAGATGAGTTATTCAACACTGCTTGAACCTGCGTTTAAGTACGCCACCGCCGTTGTTCGTGGCGACCAACTTGCGTGTGAAGACGTCAAGATTGCTTGTCAGCGATTCTTGGACATGGTTGAGCGCAAAGATGCGCCTTACGAGTTTGTCCCTGCCAAGGCTGAACACATCCTCAAGTTTGCCAAGTTCTGTCGCCATGTCAAAGGGCCGGACGCAGGCAAGTCGATTGAGCTTGAGGGGTTTCAGGTTCTATTTCTTGCGGCGGTGTACGGCTTTCGAAACAAGAAAGACCATAGTATTCGATGGGTGACGGACGTTATCCTGTTTGTGCCGCGTAAGTCTGGCAAGACAACCCTTGCGTCCATCATTGCCCTATACGAGCTGCTGTTTGGCGAAGCTGGCCCCGAAGTGTTTACCTTGGCGACCAACCGTGAGCAGGCATCAATCTGTTTCGACTCGTCCAAGGCCATCATGGAAAGCATGGCCCCTGAGTTGCAAAGCCGATTCATTCCGTTCCGAAGTGAGCTGAAAAAGGCTGGCGACTCTACATCCACCTATCGCGCCTTGTCTCGTGAAAACCGTAAGACTGGTGACGGCAAGAACCCATCCTGCGCCATGATTGACGAGGCTGCGCAGATTACCGAGCGCGGCTCAATTGAGGTTTTGCATTCAGGTATGGCCGCGCGTAAGAACCCCTTGAGGATGTACTTGACGACTGCGAGCTTCACCAAAGAGACAAAGTTCTTTGAGGACTTGAATCATTTTCGTGCTGTGCTGCGTGGCGCCGCAGAAGATTCGCATCGTTGGTTTGGCTTACTGTACTCCGTAGACCCGGGCGACGAGTGGTCTGACCCTGCTGTGTGGGGCAAGGCAAACCCCATGCTTGGTGTGTCGGTCACAACCGAGGCCATTCAGCACATGGCTGATGAGGCCAAGAGTAAACCCGCATCCCTTAATGAGTTTTTGTGCAAACAGCTCAACATTTACGTCAGCTCTAATGCCGCATGGGTCGATCGCCGATATTGGGATGAGTCCGCGGCTGCTTTGCCTGCTGATAAGCCGGAAGCCACGTTTATTGGATTTGACTTGGCTCATAGCCGAGACTTGAATGCCGTGGTGACGTTGCACAGATATGCCGAGGAAGACTTGTATGCCAAATTCAAGTTCTTCTTGCCCGAGGAGTCGATTGAGTTAATTCCGAACCATTACAAATCAATCTTTAGTCAGGCCGTGGCATCTGGCATATTGCACTTGACGCCCGGCAACGTGACCGACTTAAACGAAATCGAATCCTATATCCGACAAGAGGCGGAGCTGTATGAAGTTAAAGAAATTGGCTACGACCCTTATAACGCTGCTGCTTTGGTGGCTAATCTGTTCTCCTATGGCCTACCTGTTAAAAAGGTTGGACAGGGCATGGCGGTGTTGTCGAATCCTTCTAAGACGGCTGAACAGCTCATACTCAAAAAAGCTATCAAGCATGACGGAAATCCGTTTGTGGGATGGCAATTAGGCAACTGCGAGGTCTATACGGACGTAAACGGCAACGTAAAAGTGAGAAAAAACGAGGCCGACCCATCCGCCAAGGTGGACGGAATTATCGCCATGATTATGGCTTTGCATTGCCATTTGGATAACGTATTCGTATCAGACTCCTATGGACTACGATTATTTTGAGTGATAACATCACGGAAACTAGGAGTTGATATGGCTATTCTTGACATTTTTAAACGTAAGTCCACGCAAGCCAATGAAAGCAACTCGCTTTTTGGTCAAACGGCTCTTGGCAACAACATTGTTTACTCGGGTAGCAATACTCGCCCCACTGTAAACACTCAAGTCCTGTATGTGACAACTTCCAGCACGAATACCGCTGGTCGTCCAATCGACATGAGCATGTTGACGCGCAACAGCACCGTCATGGCTTGCGTTGGCGCAAAAGCTCGCGCGTTGGCTCAGTTGCCAATCAAAATCATGGCCGAGGCTGATGACGGCTCTTACTTGGATGCGGTCAAAGACAAATCTGTTGGTATCCGCGACAAGAACAAGGCCAAACAAGTTGCAAAGCTGCTAAACAACCCAAACAACTTTCAATCGAAATATGAGTTTTGGTATCAGTGGCTCATGTGGTTGGAATTGTCTGGCGAAGCGTTTACTTTGTGGTGGAGAGAAGAACAGAAGAACCCATCACAGACTCCAATTGAAATGTATGTGTTGGATTCGACGCTGATTGCTGTGACGATCAATCCAGCTCGTTACCCCTCGTATCGACTGTCTACTCCATCCTACGGTTTCAGCAAAGACGAGCCTTTGATGGCTCATCAAGTGATGCACGTCAAAGAGGCGGCATGGCAAGGCTCCGCTGGTTTCAACAAGGGCATCTTGGCGGCTGAATTGGTGACGCTAGATCAAGACATCGACGTTTACGCCAACTTCATCATGCTGAACGGCGCCAAGCCGACTGGTATGTTCACGACTGAGCAGGTTATCCCTGATGGCAAATACAAAGAGTTGGCCGCGCGTCTGAAAGAGGCTTGGTCAAGTATGACTGGTAGCCAACGCACCGACGAATCCAAGCCCGGCCAAGGTATGTTGCTCGACCAAGGCATGAAGTACACGCCTTTGGATATTCTGACGTTGCAAGATACTCAAGCTGCCGAGTTGAAGATTCAGACCATGAAACGCATTTGTGGTTTGTTTGGTGTGCCTCCTGCAATGATCGGAATTGCAGACCAGAAGTACAACAACACTCAAACCATGCTTGATGAGTTTTACAAATCAACGATGTACCCAACCATCGTGAACGTGCAAGACAAATTGAAGCAGCAACTGTTCAATGGCTATCCATCACTGAGCATTCAGTTCGACACGGCAAACTTTTTGAAGGGCGCCCCAATTGACCAAATGAATTATGTGAAAGCTGGCGTGGAAGCTGGCATCTTGACTCCAAACGAAGCTCGTGAATATTTGGGTAAGCCCCAAAAAGAAGGTGGCAACGAATTGAAGCAAGACGCAAAACCAAGTGACCCAATTGCAGGCTCAAGCGCCCAAGATACTGGTGGAGGCGGTGGTCAACAGCGGAATAAATTAAATATCGGCAAGTAATGTCGTTGATTTTTAAGATTATGGTAGCATCGTTGGTAGCAAATAGACCAACTGTTGCGCCGCCCCCAAAGCGCGGCAGACCGCCAAAAACAATACACGACATTGATTTATCCAAAGTCGATGAGGTAATCCATGACGCAAAACTTGATGATGGTGTGCGAGGCCAAGCTGGTACTCGAAAAAGCAGACAACGTAGAGCCAACAGGCAATATTGAAGCCGTTGTCACAACTTGGGGGCCACGCGAAGGCGCTGATGGTCGCAAGTTCAACTACCAACCCGAGGCATTTATGCAATGGGCAGAGTCGTTCAGCAAAGCTGGTCGTCCTCTCCCAATGTTCGTAAACCATGACGCCGACTCCATCCCTGTGGGTGAGTGGACATCGTTTGAGTTTGACGAAACTGGCATGAAAGCCTGCGGTCGTTTGTATGTGAACACCACTCAAGGCTCTGATTTGTATCAAGTGATGAGCGAGTCGCCAAATATGTTTGGTGGCGTGTCTGTTGGCGCATACGCCGAAGAATATCAGTGGACAAAAGAAGACGGCACTCCTATGACCGTTGGTTCTGATGACCCATACGAAGACGGCTACTTCCAAATCACCAAGGGTGGTTTGCGTGAGGTGTCAGTCGTGATGTACCCAAACAATCCAATGGCCGAAGTGCAAAAGCTGGAATATTTCCGAGCTGATGGCACTGCCGACCTGAAAGTTTTGGAACAAGCCCTGCGTGATGCTGGTCTATCCAAGAAAGATGCGGTCGCTGCCGCATCTACCTTCAAAAAAGTGATTGAGCAGCGTGATGCCGTTCAAGAGCCTATTGAAAATGCGACGACTCAGAGCGATTCTGATGCGGAAGCGACCAACGCAGCAATTCTCGAAGCTCTTGAGCAACGCGAATTGTTAAAACTCCTCGACAAACGCCTGAAAGGTTAATCATGTCTCAAGTCATTCTCGACAAATTGGATGCCATCGAAGCTAAACAAGCTGAGAGCATCGTGGCCGTTGAAGCCAAAATCCCTGCCGCCGTTGAAGCCGTTAAAAACGAATTCAGCGAAATGGTTGCCGCTTTGGAGGCCAAAGTTGCCGCTATTCCTGCTGCCGCAGTCCACAAAGAAAAAGCCAAGTCAGTTCGCGCTGATGTGAACCGTTCTGTCAAAGAACAGCTCAAGGCAATCGCAGAAGGCAAGTCGTCTTTTGAGAAGCAACTGCAAGTTTTTGCAGACGAGTCTCAAATGCAAGCCTACATGACAGAAGCTTCGGCTCTGACAGGCGGCGGCAATGGTCAAGGCGGTCGTACTGCTTATGACCCTGTGTTTGCTGCTCTGCGTTTGGCTAACCCAATGCGCGGCGTGTCTCGCACTGTGGCTACCGATGGCTCAAGCTATCAGTTCCGCGTGAAGACTGGCAATGCTGGCGCCGCATGGGGCTACGCAATCCAGAACAACGGCGCGGCTACAACTGAAAACACTTCAATCTGGCAATTGGTTTTGCAAGACTTGAACGTTCAGTTCCCTATCCGTACTGCTGCTCTTGATGACATCGACGGTTTGGAAGCAAACGTGGTTGACGATATGTTGGCTGAATTCGCACAAGCCGAAGCTCTGTCGATGATTCAAAACAACGACCAAGGCGCTACCAGCTTGCCTTACGGCGGCTCTAACGGCTTGCGCGGCTTGAATCAGTACGCTGGTGCTGCTGCTACCTACGCTGGTGGTTCTACTACTGTGGCTGCTTTTGGCTCGTCTGGCACTGGTTCTACCAGCGGCTTGCACAGCTTGGCAACCTATGACCAGTTGACAACCAACGGCAACACTGTCGGTGCTGCAAACATCACCTACAAAGACGTTGTGAACTTCATCTACGCTTTGCCACAACAATACTGGACTACTGATGCCAAGTTCATCATTAGCCCTGTCCTGTTGGCTCAAATCCGTGGTTTGACAGACAGCAACGGCACTCCTGTGTTTGAGCGTATGTCTCCTCTGGAAACAAACGGTATTGTTGGCCGCTTGTTGGGCTTTGACGTTGTTGTGAACAAGTATTTGGACACTCCATCGCAAACCGCAACTGGTTCCGCTGGCACAACTAGCCTGTTCCCAATGTACTTTGGTGACTTCTCTCGTGGTCACACAATCATTGATCGTTTGAACATGGTTATGCGCCGCTACGACCAGACACAGCCCGGCTTCATCACCTTCTTTGGTGAAAAACGTCTGGCTACCTCTGTGCGTGACCCTAACGCCATCGTGCGTTATCGCTCAACTGGCACTGCAACCTGATAGTTGCCTTGAAGGGGCTTCGGCCCCTTCTCTTTTAACTCTCATTGGAACAACCATGACTATCACCGAAAAAATCCTGAACGGCATTAAGCAAGCCATTACCGAAGGTGGCAAAGTCACCATTGACCTGAAAGAAGCCTCTGCAATCACTGGTTCTGGTTCGGGTGTTGGTGGTAATGTTGTATTCGACGATGCGTTTGCCGCTCTGCGTCAAGCAAATCCATTGCGTCAAGGCTCTCGCCAAATTGCCGTGAACGGCTCTGATGCTCAATTCGTTGCCAAGACTGGTAACGCTGCAAACTCCACAAATCCTTGGGGTTACGAATTTACTCCCAACTCAGGTTCTCCTGATGTTGATACGTCCATTTGGCAATTGCCAGTGCGCGTGTTGGTTGCACAGCTCCCAATCCGTACTGCTGTTCTGTCAGATGTGAACGCCCTTGAATCTACCTTGGTTGAAGACTTGGCTCTTGAGTTCGCTCAATTGGAAGGTCAATCAATGATTTTGAACGACGACCAATCTGGTTCGACCACAGACGCCACTGGCGCTGAGTACGGTCTGCGCGGCTTGGATAGTTACCCATCTGGTTCCGTGAGTGCCTACGGCTCAAGCGGCACCGCAATGACTGATGGCTTGCATGACATTGCCACCGTGTCTTTGGGCGGCGTTGCTGTGACATACAACAAGATTGTTGCTGCCGCAAATGCTTTGCCTGCTCAGTATTGGTCTTTGGAAAGCACAGCTTGGCACATGAGTCCAGCAATGATTCTGGCCTTGCGTCAGTTGAAAGATACCTCTGGTATGCCTTTGTTCTTGGAGATCGGGGATTCTGATGGCGCGGCTGTTGGTCGCGTCTTTGGTTGGCCTGTTATTCCAAACCCATACCTTTCTGCTGATTTCCCTGTCTACTTGGCAAACTGGAATCGCTTTTTGACTATTGGTGACACCGAGCAAATGAATGTTCAAATGTATGAGCAAACCAAGCCCGGCTTCATCACCCTGTACGCAGAAAAACGTCTGGTAAGCTCTGTGCGTGACCCGTTCGCTGGTGTTCGTATCAGCGCAGCCTAAGAGGTAAAAAATGTCCGCTGATACACAACTCGGTTACTTGAATTACGGTGCGCCAACGCGCAATCCGTTCAACTACACAAAGACAGAGCAAATCAGTCGCGACATTGCTACGCCTTGGCTAACAATGGATGAAGTCACCAATCAGTTGAACCTGTTTGATGACGAGAGCCAAGATGGTTATTTGGCTGGCCTTGAAGTGGCTGTTCGGATGACTATCGAGGACTTCCTCGGTATGTCCATCTTCCCAACGTCATATCGTGTTTGGTATAACGCCGCAAGCTTGTACGGAACACCTTTAACATTGGACTTGCCAGAAGTCAGTCAGAACTCAAATCCAATTTTGTCTGGCGTGACTGTGAATGCGGTCAAGTATTGGAATGACAACAACCCTCCGCAGTTAATCACTGTGGACGTGTCTGAGTATTACTACGACCCATCTGGCAACAAAGTGGTTGTGGCAAATTTGCCCACGAACATCAACAGCTCGATGACGGCTCCTGTGATTTGCGAGTACACAACAGCGGCAAACCCCTTGGCGGCTTACCCCGTAATTAAACAGGCTGGTTTGCTGTTGTTGACTCACCTCTACAACAATCGTAGCGATACAACAGGCCCGATTCAGCACAACATTCCTTGGGGTGTTCAATGCTTGCTTCGTCCTTACAAGCCATTGGTGATGTGAATGTCAATCGCACGTTTTGAGAACATTGCAATCAACAACCTCACTTTCTCTGAGAGTGGGTTTGGTGAGGGCGAGACAACTCAGACCAAATGGTTTGATACTCGCGCGCGCGTATCTGATGTTGCGAACAGCTTAAAGATTGCTGACAAATATCGTCTGTATCAAGAGTTGACTCAGTTCACTCTGAATTACACGCCGAACATGAAACGAATTGTGGATGCGCAAGACCTTTACTCAATCACTTGGCGTGGTCAAGATTGGCGCATTACTGACGTTCGCGAAGCAAACGATCGCATGACCGTAATGTTCTTGTGCTACCGCAACGACCCTGTGACCGCAGTATGACGACACAACTCAATCCAGTTCTGTACGGCAAGGCAATCCAATACCAATTGGCAAATATTGTCACACCCGTCCCTGTGTACGCTTCGTTCAACCGCAATTTTGCGAAAGAGCCAAAGTTCATCACATGGCAATTGCGCAACGTCCACCAGCCTGTATATACAGGCCAGACGCAAAGCAACAAGGGCATTGATCGCCCTGTGTTCCAAATCTCTATCTTTACGCAGAAGATTGAAGATGGTTTCACTATTTCCAATCAGGTACTACAATCCTTGCACGGTTATAGTGGTCAATTTGGTAGTCCTGCTGATGGGTTCTTCATTGCGAAGGCCGATGTGGTTTGGCTATACAACAGCTATGACAACGAGCAGAATATGGCGCAGGTCTTTTTGGATTGCACCATCGACGTTCCAGCATAAGACAGTTACATCAACTCTTTTCTAAGGAAATCAAAATGGCTCTCATCAATAAAGTCTTACCCGGCTACGTTGCAACCCTCTGGTGTCAAGACGACCCAACCCCAACTCCTCTCACTGATGCTCAATTGAGCACATGGACTGCTCAAGTTGCCGCCATTGTTGGCGCTACCGCTGGCGGCACTGGCACTGCTGGCATTCAAGTTCCAGTTGAAGCTGTGCCTGCATTTGGCGCCGATGATGCCGTTGCCGCTTACTCTGTGGCTGGCGCTCGTACTGGCGCAAAGATCACCACTCAAAACCAAGTGACATCTTTGGCTGTTACCGCTGCATGGAACCCTGCCGACGAAGCTCAGTTGTTGATTCGTGAAGACGGCTACAACGGCACAATCGTACGCACTTACGTTGTTGCTGTGTATGACGGCACCGACACTGTTGCTTACGCCTTCAATGGTATGGTTGGCGGTATGTCTTGGGATATGTCTCCATCTGCCGAAGGCAAGTTCAACTTCACAATCCACCCTGTTGGCGGCAACAGCTACGGTTGGTCAAACAACGCTTAAAAATACAAAGCCTCGACATTAAGTTGCCGAGGCTTTGGTTCCAAAATATATGACACTTAAAGACAATAACGCAAGCAATGAACTTTTAGATTTTTTTGCGGCGCAAGCCAATGAAAAAAAAGATTGGCCCGTTAAAAGCGCCGAGCTTTTAAATTTTCTTTTGTCGCAATCAAAAGAAAGAAAAGATTGGTTTAGCTTTACAAGCCAAAGAATAACGGCTGTTGTACTTGCTCACGACATTGCTCGTTTCCATGCCGATAAAATAACTCCATTGCAGGCGGTTGAATATGCCTTAGAGTTAAATGAAGCCATCTACCACAAGATCATCAAAACCACACGATAGGACTCAAAATGAGCAAACTCGCCTCTGCCTTTGGCAAGAAGTATGAAAGCGCGGTCGCGCAAATCCGAACAAAGACTTTTAGCATTGGGGGTCACGAATTTAAAGTTCGCATCCCCTTGACTGCTGAAATGAACGCCTTGCAAGAGCGCATTGCAAAGGTTGATGAAAGCAAGCTTCAAGCCAAGTTTGAAGAAATGACTAAAGAGCTTCGTAATTCGCCCCCTGTTGGCGTTGAAGTCACTGAAAACGATGTCATTATTGAAGGCAAATCCACCCGTGAATTAGCGAATGCTGTTCTAATGATGGAGAGCCGAGTGGTTGAGTACATCCGATTGTTGATTCCTGTGAACGGCACGTTGGACGACATCACCTATGCCGAGATTGAGGAAGAATGGCCTCTGTCGGTGCAAATGGAGATTGTTGAGCGCGTGAACGAGGCAATCCAGCCGGGTTACAAGGACACTCGAAAAAACTCCTAAGGGATAACCGTCAGCAAGCCCGAGCATACGTTTGGGCGCATGGTGGTTGTCCCGACAACATACCAGCCAATGAAATGCAGAACATTGAGATTATGTTCAGTGACGGAATCATAGGGAACAAGGCCACGTTGTTGGCCTTGAGTATGCTTACCACTGGCAATCTCAATTCAAAGCTCAAGCCGAATTCGCCTCCTTTCACAATGAATCATGTGCTTCCATCGACACATGAGTACATCATCCCTCCTTTGAGCGATGAGGAGCAAAGAGAGCAAGCAAATCAGAAGCTAATGGCATTCATGGCCTCATCCCCCAAAGCTCCTGAGAGCTTGAGAAAGGCATTCAATGGTGCAGATATTTAAGGCGGAAGGCTTTGAGAAGCTTGAGCAACAGCTTATTGAGCTTGCTCAAGGCTTTCGTGGTGACTTGGTAATGCGCAACACCGTCACTAAAGCCGTAGATGCAGCCATGCAACCCGTATTGGCAAGCGTTATCTCCAGAGCGCCGTACGACGAGGATAACAAAGGGCCAATCCACCTTAGGGACACCGCAAGAGTTCACGCAAGAATTCCTACGGCGGCAGATAGGAAGTCTGAGTTTGTGTCTCAGACTGACGCTGTGATTGGCGTTGTGTCGGTAAAAAAGAGCGCGGTTTCACTGTCTCAAGAGTTTGGCAACGCCAGAACAGCGGCTCAGCCTTATCTTCGAGTTTCGTTAGAAAGTAATCGCGAGAATATTGTCAACATACTAAAATCAGAGCTGGCTGTGAGCATCCCTGCTTACGCGAAGAAACTAGCCAAACGGAAGATTTAACATGGCCGCATCACAAAACATTGCTCGACTTGGTATTGTCCTTGGCTTGGACTCTGGCGAACTTGTCACCAAGATTGAGGAGGCGCAAAAGAAGTTTGGCAAATTTAAGGCTCAGATCAAGCGCGATAGTGAAGATGCGGCCAAAGAAATCGTGCGCCTTGAAAATGCAACTCGTAACTATGGAAAGACGCTAACCGAAGTTGAAAAGATTGAGGAGCAGATTCGCCTTGGGAAATACAAGCACCAGCCTGACATCATCATCAATAGTTTGAAGGCTCAGGCCGCAGCGTACGACAAGGTTGCCGCATCCGCCAAGGCCGCAGAGCAGGCCAAGATGGGAAAGATGGGCGGCATGACCGCTCAACAGCAAGCCGCTCTTGGCTATCAAACAACCGACATTGTTACCAGCTTGGCTGGCGGTCAAAACCCAATGATGGTTCTGCTGCAACAGGGCGGTCAATTGCGCGATCAATTTGGCGGATTTAAGCCATTGTTTCAAGGTATTGCCGCTGCAATTAGCCCAATGATGGTTGGCATGACGGCTGCTGCCGCATCTGTTGCGCTGTTTACGACTGCGCTATATCAAGGCCGCAGCGAAAGCGAAAAGTTCCACAACACCATGATTCTCACTGGTCGTTTTGCTGGAATTACCGAAGGCCAATTTAACTCTTTGTCATTGGCAATTAAGCGCGACTTTGGTGGAACGATTGGCATGGCAAGAGAGGTCATGGACACTCTTGTTGCTTCTGGTCAATTTACTGGCAAAACGCTTTACTCTGTTGGCGCGGCGATTACAAAGATTGCAAGTCTGTCTGGGGAGTCTGCTGATGACGTTGCAAAGAACCTAATTCCAGCATTGGACGGCTCTGCCTCATCTGCGGCCAACCTGAACAAGCAATATCACTTTCTAACTTTTGCTCAATACAAGCAAATTGAGACATTGAACGAGCAAGGCAAAACTCAAGAAGCTATTAAGCTGACTGCTGACGCTTTGACTGAGAGTTTAGAAAAGCAAGAAAAGCGAGTTGGTTATCTTGGTCGCATGTGGAGTTTCCTAAAAGAGCAAGTAAGTGGACTTTGGGAATGGATGAAAAGCATTGGCCGTGACGAAACGCCAATGGAGAAAATGCTCAAGTCTGCCGAGAAATATGCAGAGCTTGCCAAGAATCCAAGATGGGCCAACACAGAGGTTGCAAAAAAGGCGCTGGCTGAGTACGAGCAATATGCCAAACAAGTTGGCGCGGAAGCCAAAAAGGTAGAAGACGAGTCCATCATTAAAGCGAAAGAAGCAGAGCGAATCAAGCTTGAAGAACGTATTGGCGGAAATAAGAAATACCGCGACATTCAAAAGCAGATTGATGATGCTGCCGCAGAAGCTCGTTACCAGCGCGAAGCTTACGGTCTTGAAAAGGTAGACCAACTTAAAAAGCAAGCTGCTTTTGATATTGCCAAGGCGCTTAACGAACAAGAGCGTCTAATTGCAGACGAGGGCGGCGCGACTAAGATTCAGCGCATGAAATTGTTTTCTGAGAAGGAGAAAGCAATTCTTGAGAAACTTGAGCGAGACAAAGAGGACATTTACAAAGAGTCGCGCAAAAAGTTTGAAGAACTAGCCAAGACTGAGCAAGATTCGATTGAGAAAGAGCGAGAGCGTCTGCAAGTCTACAAAGAGAACATTCTTGCAAGTCAGCAAGATTTGGACATTGCCTTATCTCGCTTGAAGACTCAACAGGACTTGGTTGCGCTCAATAGGCAAGAGAACATGAAGGACGAAGACCGAGCGGCTGCGGCTTCTCGTATCGAGTACCTTGACAAACAACGCGAAGCAGTCATCATGCAGCGCGAGGAGTTAAAGCGCCTGCAAGACATGAACCAATCTGTGTTTAACAACATGGGTAGCGCCATCGACAACTTTGTTCGCACTGGTAAGCTGTCATTCAAAGACCTGACTCGCAGCATCATTCAAGACCTCATCTCAATTGCGATGAAGGCTCAAATGATGTCCATGTTTAAAGGGTTTGATTTCTTTAAGCTCCCTTCTGGCGGCGGTCAATTTGAAAGCGACATAAACACAAGTGGATTTAACCTTGCTGGAGCAAGAGCAAGCGGAGGCCCTGTTTCTGGGGGTTCTACTTATCTTGTTGGAGAGCAAGGCCCCGAGCTGTTTGTGCCTCAAGGCGCTGGCACCATTTTGCCAAACAAGATGACAAATGCAGCCATGTCAAACAATCAACCTCAAGTTGTCTACAACGGCCCATACATTGCTAGCATGAGCGCCATTGATACGCAGTCTGCCACGCAATTCTTGGCAAAGAACAAACAGACAATTTGGGCTGTGAATCAATCTGCCCAACGGTCTTTACCAGTGAGCAAGTAACATGAGTCTGCAAGCCATTCTTTCAATCAGCGAATCGGTTGGCATCAATGACCAACGGTTTGTCGGTCAAACAGTCAGTCGCAACCAAAAGATCACAACCTCTGAGATTTTGACTGTCGTGCCTTTTGCTTTTGAACTCAAGCCAATGAACTACCTTCTGTATTCGCAGAATCGTGGCGTGTTGAACAGCTTGCGAATTCCTGACAAGGCTCTGACTCAATACATCAACTTTGGCTCAACTGGTTGGGTGAACTACATCCAATATCAGGGTGACATGACTTCGGCGCAAATTGTTGCTTGCCAATGGCAGACATCAAGCGCAAACAAGACTTTGGTTCTTGGCTCGTTGCCATCCATTGCGGCCACAAAGTATTTGTTTCGAGTTGGCGACTTTGTTCAGGTTGGCTTGTACTCTTACATCGTCACCGCTGACGTTTTGCGTGGCCCAAATCCAACCGTGAACGTTCCTGTTCATCGTAGCTTGCTCACCGCGCTTACATCGACCGTTCCTTGCGTTGCTGGAGAGTTTGGCTCAACTGTTTCGATGGGTGGCAACACTTACACAGGCGTAACTTTCCCTGTTGTGCTTCGCGACTACCCAACGTACACTTTGATGCCAATCACAAACGACTCGTTCATCAATTGGAGCGGGTCGTTCAAAGCATTTGAAAGTATCCTATGAACGTAATTGCTCCTGTTGATGGAACAAACAATATCAGGATTGCTGACTTTGTTCGAGTGAACACAGGCACAGAGACGTATCGCTTCACCACGGCTCCATCAAACACTTTAGTGCCTTCTGTTGATTCAACCGCTTTCAGTGCTGTTGGTTCTTTAATGAAGGTTGGAGATGTTCAGCGAGACATCAAGAGCACAGCCAACGAGACAACTGTGACTTTGATTGGTATTGATACTGCTTTGCTTGGTTGGGTGTTGAGTCAGAACGTCAAAGGTGCTCAGATTCAAATGTGGCATGGCTTCTACAACGACAACAATCAGCTCATCACAAGCGGCGGCTCAGGTGGCTTGTATCAGTTTTTCAATGGCATCATCACATCGTTTGCCATATCTGAGACATGGATGGAAGAATCAAGGTCTTATGTTGGAACGATCACAATTGCCGCATCTTCAATTCAATTGATTTTGCAAAACCGCATTGCTGGTCGATACACAAATAACAACTCATGGCAATTCTTCAACAGCAATGACACATCAATGAATCGCGTGAACTTCATTCAGAACATCAACTATCAGTTTGGCAAAAATATATGATAGTTCGTCACGCTACTCCGTTTGACATCCCCGCGCTGATTGATTTGTTGCGTGAGTATCGTTCTCACACTCCGCTCAAATTTCTAAGTGAAGTGGATGATGAGCAGTACATAACAACCATGCTAACTGAGATAATCAGTGGCAAAGGCGTTGCTTTGGTTGCTGAAAACGGAGAAGTGTTTGGAATGCTGTTAGCAAGCATTCACCCAAGCCAATGGTCGCCAAAGCATTTGTTGATGACTGAGTTGGCGTATTGGGTTGAGCCTGAGTATCGAGGCGGCACAGCGGGCTATCGTCTGTTGGCTATGTATGTTGCAGAAGCAAAGCAGCTCAAAGAGTCTGGACGTATTTGCAACTTCTTTATCAGTAAGATGGTAAACAGCCCTGACTTGTCTTACGGCAAGTTGGGATTTGAAAAACTAGAAGAATTTTGGGTGATGTAATGCCGGGTTCAGTAGTCGCCACATACCTATTTACAGCCGCCGCATCTGGTACTTGGTACTACATTGCCACGGCTTTTGCGGTCAACATGATCGCTTCGTCAATCATTAGCAAGTCTCTTGGCTCTCAGGGGCCAAGCACAAATGACGCAACGCAGAACCCCGGCAGTCGCGCTCAAGTCCCTCCTGCTGGAGACAATAAAGTTCCAGTTGTGTATGGTTCCGCTTATGTTGGCGGCATCATTACAGACCTAAGCATCACATCTGACAATCAAAAGATGTTCTATGTAATGACGTTGGCCGAAGTGACCAACACAGAGACGGGCGGCTCACCTGATACATACACCTTTGGCGATGTGTATTGGGGCGGAAAGAAGTGTATTTTTGACGGCACAGACGCCTACAAAGTGGTTGGCTTGTTGGATGAATCGACAGGCGTAACAGACACGGCGGTTTCGGGGAAGATGAATATTTATCTTTATCGCAACGGCTCATCTTCTGGCGCAAACACATCTCTAAGCGCGATTCAAGTGATGCAGGCTTCTGGCCTTGTTTATCAATGGGACGGCACAAAGTTGATGACCAATTGCGCTTTTGCAATTATTGAGTTGACATACAACTCGCAAGCAAACATTACTGGCATTCAACAAACTAAATTTCAACTGACTAACAGCCGTTACAAGCCGGGTGATTGTTTCAGCGACTATTGGCAATCGACTCGATACGGCGCTGGCTTGCCTCTGTCTCAGATCAACACAACATCCCTGACAGAGTTAAACGCGTACGGAAGCGGCGCATTCACATACACCCCGTCTACTGGTGGCACAGCTACGCAAGATCGTTTCCGATTTGATGGGACGTTGGACACAAACAATACCATCATGGTAAATATGCAATCAATGGCCTCATGCTGTGATTGCTTAATTAAGTACAACGAGATCACGGGCCAATGGGGAGTCATTGTTCAAAAGCCAACCTATACGGTTGCGATGGACATCAATGATTCAAACATGGTGTCGGCGATTCAAGTGACGCCAATCGACTTGGCGTCTAGCTACAACATTGCCGAAGTTAAGTTCCCAGACAGTTCCGCCCAAGACGCCTTCAACAGTTCTACTTTTGACTTGGCGGAGATTGCCCCTTCATTGCTATACCCAAATGAGCCAATCAACAAGCAAACAATCAGTTTGCCTTTGGTCAACAACAGCGTTCGCGCACAATATCTTGCCAATCGTTTCTTAGAATCTGCGCGTGAAGATTTGCAAATCAAGGCAGACATTAACTTTTCTGGCATTCAGCTAGAGGCTGGTGACATAGTGACGGTCACAAGCGCAAATTACGGATGGGCAGCAAAGCCATTTCGTATTTCGCAAGTGGTCGAAAAGTTTAGTGATGACGGTCAAATCACCGCATCCTTGTCGCTAATGGAGTTCAATGCCCAAGTCTATGACGACAAGGACATCACGCAGTTCACTCCAGCACCAAACACAGGCATTGGTTCACCTTTGGGTTTTGGAGTTCTCTACGCGCCAAGCGTCACCAACGTACAGACCTCATCACCCGTCCCCTCGTTTGATGTAGCGGTCACAGCGGCGAGCAACGGCATCGTCCAATACGCAGAGGTGTACTACTCTGCTTACGCTTCTCCTACGCTGTCTCAGAGGTTCTTTGCTGGCACAACTGCGGTGAACCCCGGCGGCAATCCGTACAGCCCTGCGACATCAATGGGTGTTGTGACACTAGCCAACATCCCTCAAGGTGATTGGTACTTTGCTGTCAAGTATGTGAACTCGCTTGGCTCAAGCAATTTTTCTGCTTCGTCTGCCGTATTTCAATGGCGACCTTTGACGTTCCAATTTAGCAAACGATGGTTGGCCGTTGCCTACGCAGACAACGCCACTGGCACAAGCGGTTTTAGCTTTAGCCCACGAAGCAAAGCGTACTTTGGCATTTACAACAACGACACAGCCAACGGCGGCACAGACCCAACGCTTTACACGTGGTATTCGGTGGCCGCGTTTGGAACTGCCAACTACCTTTTGTACGCTAACAGACAGAACCGCAAGTTCAGTTTTGACGTTGGTAATGCTGGCTACCTAAACTTAGGCGGCGCGTTTGTTCCAACTCAAACGTCGGTCTACGACTCAACCCAATGGTCTGCGTTGATTGACCCTGTAAGCGGCATTCAAAGTTTCATCGACTTGGATGTTCGTACTGGTCAACTCACAATCGCTGGAGCCACTGGTAACAACGTGAACGATGGCTTTTTGGCCGTGACCAACAATACCGATGGTTCTATGAAGGTCAACTTGCATGACTTCTTGAACTTTGGTGCCGGTGTTTACTCCAAGTCGTTCACCGCTGCAACCTTAACTGTTGACGTTTACGGTCGCGTGGTCGGCTTCTCAGAGGCGGATAACTTCTACTACACAGAGCAGGTGTTTAGCGCCACGGCTGGTCAAACAAGTTTTAGCTTCAACCACACGGTTGGTTGGGTTCTCGTATTCCGCAACGGTGAATTGCTTGACCCAACGGAATACAGCGAAACCAGCACAACCGTAGTGATGAACACTGCCTGCGCTTTGGGCGAAACAGTTGTCATAATCTATATGCGCGGCAACAGCACCAGCGCGTATTACGAACCACTAAACATCGCGATTGCATCAAGCGGCTCAAACACTGTTACTTACTCTGGTTCGCCTTGGAACAAAGTGATTGTTGGCGATCAAGTCGCGTTTGCCAACACAGGCTCACCAACCTTGTATACGGTTTCTGCGGTCAACCAATCCACCAAAGTCATCACGTTCACCACGACAATCTCTGGCGCGACCGTTGGGCTTGATTTGTACCGTTACCGCGCGGCTGGTTCTAACTATGCGCCATTTACCCGCTACGACCAAGATGTGACTGCAATCACAAGCTTCTTGCCTACTGAGTATGGAATCAGAAATGGTTTTGAGTACTTGTTTGTGAACGGCGTTCAGATCAGTGAAATTGACTACGATGTGAACCCAACGACAAATGCCATTGGCGGCTTTCCTGCGCCTTTGACTGGTCGCTTAACTGTGATTCAGTTCACACCCAACAACTTGGCTGTGCCTGCAAGTAACATTGCCAACAATCCTGCTTATTCAGTGGCAGGCCAATCAACCTACCCATTCAACAGCAACCCATTGTCGATGGAGGTCTATGCCAATGGATGCTTGTTGGCTAAGGGTTCTGGCTATGACTACAACGCTTACGCCGCAAGTTGGGTTTTGACTACGCCATTCGGCAATAATGACACCTTGCTAAATCAGCAAACTTTTGCGAGAATTGGCGCCGCCTAAAGGGAAAACATGACTCAAGCTTTTAACCTTTCACAACTAGCAAACAACCTAAATTCGTCTGGTCAACTCGACGCAACGGACGGTTTGGTAAACGCTGTTCCTGTTGCCAATGGCGGCACGGGAGCAAGCACTGCTGCTGCGGCTCGTACCAATCTTGGCGTTCCAGCAACAGGCGGCACAGGAGCCACTGGCACATGGCCTATTAACATTTCAGGCAATGCCGCAACTGCATCTGCCGCAACTGCATTTTCTACCGCCAACTGGACTATTGAACAATCTGGTTTAAATCTTGTTTTTAAATACAATGGCGTTGCTGTTGGTTCGATTTCAAGTGTTGGAGTGATAAATGCAGCAAGCAATCTAACAACAACCAGCGGCAACATCACTGCGTCTGGTTCGATTTCTGCAAATTCAATGTCTTCAACCACAACAATCACCGCTGGCGGCAACATTACCGCATCAGGCACAGTCACAGCAAACGGATAAGGAGTAAATCATGGCAACACTTACAGCGGCGGGCATTAACTGCTCAAACGGTCAGTTAGATGGGTTTTATACTGGAACAGCCGCCAACAATACAAGTTATCCTATTGGCACTTATCTTGGTAGTGTTGGAAACGGAGCTGGATGTTGTTTCGGTACTCCACTTCCTAATGCAAATATGCCGGGCACTGGTCTTAGAATAACTGGTAACAATTTTAAGTTTGGCGCTGGCACTACTGGTATTGCAGGAACTTGGCGCTCAAGGTCTTCTGAAACTACACCCGCTACTGGGTCTATTTGTATTTTAGTTCAACGAGTGGCCTGAAAGGATATATTATGACACATAAGATTTTGCACATTACTTTTGGCGCTATTAGCAATGTTCGCAAAGATATGTCGGAAGAAGGCGTATATCTTGCAGATGTTATGATAAGCGAAGACGAGGGGTTCCCAATGACAATGCACTTGTATTGCGCTCGTCACGATGATTACGCTATTACTGGGAAATGGGTGTATCAACAAATCATAGATGGTAATTTTGAGGGTGAAATTACGGAACTTCCTGCGTTTGTTTCTGGCGTTCAAGAGCTGTGATTAAGCCTACTTTACTTTCTCAGACCGTCACTTATGCTGGTGTAACTTTGAATGTGTACCACGCTGGCAAAGGCGAGGGAATCCCGCGTCATGAGCACGCCTACGCTCATTTAACTATGTGCCACGCTGGCTCATGTTTAATCACCAAAGAAGGCAAGTCCCTCACGATGACTAAAGACACGCAGCCCGTGAACCTCACCGCAAACGAATGGCATGAAATTGAAGCCTTGGAAGACGGCACAGTGTTTGTGAATGTGTTTGCCGAAGGTAAATATTGAAGTCATTTTGAGTTTCAGCGACAATACAAGAATCGTAGCCCTGTGAGTACATAGGGAGCGTCACAACCTGAGTTCAGGGAAAAATCATGGCTGTATTTTCGCAAAACACCCTTACGCAAGTAAGCGGCTTCAACAACCCAATCATTGCTGGTGAACTTGTATGGAACCAGAAAACGTATTGGAATCTCTCACTTAACACCCTTGGTGCGCCAATCAACCTGACTGGCGTAACCATCGACGCTCAAATTGTTCGTCGCACTGTTTCAAACCTAAACGACACTCGTAACGGTTTGACATTTGATGTTGGCAACTACACCCCAACGCCAACCCCTGTTTCTCTTTCCATCACAAACCGCAATGACGCCGCAGGCTCGTTCACATTGGTGATTGATGATTCATCTTGGAGTTTGATTTCAAGCGACCCCGAGTTAGACATCAACGCTGTTGATTGCGTTTGTTTTACTGGTCGCATCAAAATCAGTTTCCCCGCAACAACCCCAACACCCGCAGAGGACAACATCATTTTCTTGATGTTCTTGGTTCGCTCTGATGGTGTGGTTGTTGTTTAAGGGGATGACATGGCAAATATTTCTGTGGTGGTGCAGGACGCTAACAACGTCCAACTGAACTTGACTCCAGCCCCTGCAACGACTTTGATTGCAGAGGGAGGAAACAACGTAACGCTAGAGCTGACGCCAACGCCAACTCAAGTTATTGAACTTGATCGCGGCGTGGCTGGCAATGGCATTGCAAGTGTGTCTGTTGTCAGCATTTCGGGTTCTCAATACCTTCGCATTGTCTTTACAAATGGCTCAACATCTGATGTTGGCCCAATTGCGACATCGACATATTTTGGCGTCTCTCCGATTGTTGTCACTGGCGACCAGATTTCATTAAGCACAGTGCCTCTTACGTTGGGTGGCACAGGTGCAACGACTGCCCCTGCTGCAAGAACCAACCTTGGACTTGGGACAATTGCAACTCAAAATGCAAACGCTGTGGCGATTACAGGCGGCTCAGTAACTGGCATCACCGATTTGGCTATTGCCGATGGTGGCACTGGCGCGTCAACAGCCGCCAACGCTCGAACTAACCTTGGCCTTGGGACAATTGCAACGCAGGCTTCCAGCGCAGTCTCAATCACTGGTGGCTCAATCACAGGCATTACTGATTTGGCGATTGCTGACGGTGGAACAGGCGCCTCTACCGCTGCAAACGCTCGCACCAACCTTGGCCTTGGCTCTGCCGCCGTATTGACCGCAGGAGCTGCTTTAGGCGCCGCAACGCTTGATGCTGGTGGCACTGTACCCCTATCTCAAATTCCAGCCTCTATTCAAGGCGGAGTGAGCTACCAAGGCGCATGGAATGCTTCGACAAACTCCCCAACGCTAACATCAAGCGTAGGCTCTAAGGGTTATTACTACGTTGTCAGCGTTGCTGGTTCAACCAACTTAAACGGCGTGACCGATTGGAACATTGGCGATTGGGCCATTTTCAATGGAACCGTTTGGGAGCAGATTGACAACACTGACGCTGTGACTTCGGTAAACGGGCTTACAGGAACGGTTGTCTTAACGGCTTCCAGCGTGGGCGCATTGGCAAGCGTAACTTCTGCTGATGGCAGTATTACGGTAAGTCAGGTAGGTACTGCTGTTGATTTGGCTGTGTCCGCTGCATCCCCCGCTTCAACTTTGCTTTTGCAAGTCAGAAACAACTCTGGCGCAACAATGACAAAGGGTACGGTCGTTTATGTGAACGGCGCCGTGGGCCAACTGCCAACCATTGCAAAGGCTTTGGCAACATCTGATGCCACATCTGCTCAAACGCAAGGCTTGGTGACTGCCGATATTTCAAATAACTCCAATGGCTATGTGACCATTGTTGGTTTGGTGACTAACCTTGATACCTCTGCCTACACTGACGGGCAGCAACTTTATCTGAGCGGCACAACGGCTGGTGCAATGACACCCACAAAGCTTTATGCGCCAATTCATTTGGTTTATGTTGGCGTCGTCACTCACGCCCATCCAACTCAAGGCAAGATTCAAGTCAAAGTCCAAAACGGATATGAGTTGGACGAAATCCACAACGTCAGCGCACAGACCCCAAGCAACGGGCAAACCATTGTTTACAACAGCACGACAAGTTTGTGGGAGCAAAACACTGTTTCCTTGACCGTGGGTGTAAACGGAACCTTGCCCGTATCAAACGGCGGCACAGGCGCAACAACCCGTCAAGACGCAATGGATACTCTTGCTGGGGCTGTAACGTCTGGTCAATACTTGCGCGGCAACGGCACTGACGTTCTCATGTCAGCTATCCAAGCTGCGGATGTGCCTACGCTCAATCAAAATACAACAGGTTCTGCGGCGACTCTTACAACTGGTCGCACCATTGCAATCACTGGCGACTTGACTTATACCAGCGGCTCGTTTAACGGTTCCGCAAACGTAACTGGCACAGGAACTCTTGCCGCAAGCGGCGTAACGGCTGGTTCGTACACAACTGCAAACATCACAGTTGACGCAAAAGGGCGAGTCACCGCAGCATCAAGCGGCGCTGGTGGCGGCGTTACAAGCGTTACAGGCACTGCGCCTGTTGTTTCAAGCGGTGGTACAACTCCAGCAATTAGCATGGCTGCGGCATCTTCGGGTGTAAACGGTTACATGACTGGCACATACGCCACCAAATTGGACGGGATTGCCGCTGGCGCAACAGCCAACACGGGAACCGTTACATCCATCACGGCTGGCACTGGTTTGTCTGGTGGAACAATTACTACAAGCGGAACTATTGCTCTTGCAAACACAACGGTTACGGCAGGATCCTACACAACAGCAAACTTTACCGTGGATGCGCAAGGTCGAATTACTGCTGCGTCAAACGGCTCTGGAGGCGGAGTAATTGGCACAAACACCCAAGTCGCTTACAACAACGCTGGAACAATGGCTGGTTCTGCCAACCTGACTTTTAACGGCACAAACCTGACTTGCGGCGGAACAGTTACAGCAAACTCTGATGAGTCATTAAAAACAAATTGGCGCGGTTACTCTGATGACTTTGTTGAGCAGTTGGCAAAAATCAAGCACGGCACTTATGATCGTCTTGATGTTGAATTGACTCAAGACGGTGTGTCTGCTCAATCGTTACAAACCTTGCTGCCGCATTCTGTGCTTGTTGGCGAAAATGGAATTTTGTCTGTTGCTTATGGCAACGCGGCTTTAGTTTCTGTCATTAAACTTGCAGAACGCTTGTTGGCCGCAGAGTCTCGTATTGAACAACTTGAACAACTTTTGAAAGCAAAGTGATGGCAACGATTGATGCAACTGATGCACGACTCTCAACCCATGAAGAAATTTGCGCATTACGCTACGAGATCATTAACGCCAGACTCAAGCGCATGGAGACCATCATGATTGCTTGTGCTGGAACAATGATCTTGAGCATGGGGGGCGCTGTGTTTGCCCTGATAACACACATCAAGTAATATGCTTGACCCAATCACAATTGGGTTGGCCATCAAGGCAATGCAGGGTGCTTTTCATGGCATCCAATACTGCTGTGAAGCCTTGTCAGACGGCAAGGTTCAGGTTCAGAAAATAAAAAAGGCAGCGGAAGATGCTCAGGCCATCGTAAAAGAGGTCAAGGGTATTTGGTCTGTTGTCCGTGGATTGTTTGGAGCAGCTCCGCATAAAGCAGAATCAGCTTCGAACACTCAAAGCTCACCAAATGAGCCTGCTAAACCAAAGCCAAAAGAAGTGTTCATCAAACACATTCCCACTGAGGCAGAAATTGTCCAACAGTTTGTAAACCATGTTGGTGATTTCTATCACCATCACAGAGAGTTGTCAGAGCTGTACGACACAAAATCTGAGGAGGTCTATGCAATGGATAGACCAGACCCAAGAGACATTTTGCTGCTGTCTCAAATCAAACACGAGCTTGATGGCGCGTACATGAAACTAAGTGGGATGATGCGCGGCGCTCATGTTCCTCCGCAGCTTGGCCCTCTATGGGACAACTTCAACAGAATATACGAAGACGCCAAAGATAAGCAGGCTGCAAGACGTGAACGTGAACGCATTAGGAAGCAACAGGACTCATGGACAAAAGAGGAAGAACTCATGCAAAGGTGGGAGTTCTCAATCGCAATGTTCGTGACGTTTTTGTTCTTGATAGAAATATGGGCTATATGGATAAACTCGTTTACAGATTGATTGTGGGCTTGGCTTGCCTAATATTGGCAATCATTCTCATGGTCACACCAATCGTCACCAAGATGTTTATTGAAATGGACAGGCGTGAGAAACGCATGGCCGACTTGGAAAAGCGACTACAAAAAAAGATAGAACAGTTTGAACAACCTGATAAATCGAAAGGCGAATGATGCTATCTTTAATTTCCACCCTTGGTGGCCTGCTTTTATCTGGCTTGCCAGAGCTTCTCAAAATCTTCCAAAGTAAAAACGACCAAAAGCATGAAGTTGAATTGGCCCGTATCCAGACAGAGCGTGAGTTGGCTTTGGCCGCTCAAGGTTTTGCTGCTCAGGCCAAGGTTGAGGAGCTGCGCACAGACCAAGTTTCGATTCAAGCCGAAGCCGCAATGACTCAGGCTGCTTATCAACATGAGGCAAGGGTGCTGGAGAAGGCGGCAGGGTGGGTTTCGACCTACGTTGGTACTGTGCGCCCTACCATCACCTATTTGTTCGTCCTAGAACTTGTTTTTATCAATGCTGGCCTTGGCTACTATGTTTGGACTCATCCAACCATGATTACAAACGTTGATGACCTCATTCGTATTGGCAACGAGATTTTCAGCGATGATGAAATGGCAATGCTTGGCGGCATTATTGGCTACTGGTTTGGGTCGCGCGGCTACAACAAGAAATGATTACCAGCAACCACGGCATCGAACTGATGCACAAGTTTGAAGGCTATCGTGACAAGCCTTACCAATGCAGCGCCGCCATGTGGACGATAGGTTGGGGTCATGTGATCTATCAAGACCAGATCAAATACCCTATTGTTCGCAAGGAAGGTTACACAGGGATTCTCAGACCTGAGTATCCATTACGACCAGAAGACAACAGAGTGTGGAGCAAGGATGAACTCGTTAAGATATTCCGAAATGACCTCAATTCTTTTGAACGTGGTGTTCTTAGACTTGCTCCCAATCTTGTTGGTCGTCAAGGTGCTTTCGACGCTTGCGTTGCGTTTTCCTTCAATGTTGGATTGGGGAATTTTCAGCGGTCTACTATTCGGATGAAGATTGGTAGAGGGGAATGGGACGCCGCTGCGGAGGCGTTTATGAGTTGGACAAAGGCAGGCGGAAAAGAGCTACGTGGCCTTGTGCTTCGTCGCACTGCTGAACGCAAACTCTTTGAGTCATCTAACGAGAAAGAAGAATGATTGCGATTGAGAATGACGCAACAGAAAGCGTCACGATCGTGAACATGAACCCGATTAAGTTAATGATGTTTTCCAACGTTGTGCTCCCTTGCTTCGCCTAATGTGTCAAAGTATTCATCGCAAACCTTGCATCGTATAACGTGCTGAACGATTACACGAGCAAGGTTTTGCTGCCTACCCTGATAACCGCTCACGACTCGCGAATCTCCCCGTAGAGCCTTGACGCGCTCTAGATTGGGAGGCAACTTTTGATTGATTGATTTGTTCACGAGCTTCTGCGAAATAGTCCAAGTCACCGCTCAAGTTTAACTTTGGCGCGGGTGGCCTTGGTTTTGTTTTACGGGTCTTTGGCTTTTCAGGTTCATCCCATTTGGGCCAAGGAGCGTTTGGGGCCAATACCGTTTTCATTTTTTCTTCTTTGGCATACCAGCCATAGCGTAAGTGTAAAACTCGGTTGGTTCAAGTGATGGCTTTTTGGAGCGAGAGACTGCGCCATACTTTTTGCCATTTGTGATTTGGTCTGCTTCTTTGCGGATAACAGACATGAACTCAGGCATATACGTTTTAACGTATGCAGGATGGAATGCGTTAATCAAGAGAGAATCCAATCTACAAAGGCGGCAAATAGAACAATGAAAAAGAGAAGGTGTGTGTCCGTTATTTGCATTTCATAACTCTCTGTTGACGACCTGATCGGCCAACTCTGGTTCCCTCGATTTCTATGTAATCCTTCTCCAACAGTGCCTTGTATCTTGCTGTGACGCTTGAATAGGGGAGCGTGGGGAAAAGTTCTAGAACTTGGTCGCTTATACATCCGTTGTCTCCAAATGATTTGATGGCTTCATAGACCATCTTTTCTAGTTTTGTGGTGTCTACTTTTTCTGCTGCGTCAAATGATGTCTGTGGGTCGTTTCTGCGAAATAGTTTTGCAATGTGTGTTCCGAAATTCATCATGTCATATCCTGTTTTATAGGTGGGGGTACTCGCTGCGTCTGCACCGACCTTCTGGACAAGGACATCCAGTGTCATCATGCAGCATCCGCTTTCCCCCCATGAAACTTACTTCGTTTCTTCGATGTCCATTTGTTCTGGAGCTTTTGCATTCTCCACTGAGCAGCCTTTGCTGATTGCCTCAACCAAATCATCCTGTGTTGCCACACGGAGAGTCAGCATAGAGTTTGCAACGTGAGACAAAGCCTGTGAGCGAACACTTGCTTTGACTAATCGAATGTCGCCACTTGGTGTGCCGACGAGATAGATGCGCTGTGTTGCCATGTTGTGTCCTATTTAATGGTTAAACGATCTTTGCGAACGATCTGAGCGCCGCCAATAGCTTCGCCTGCCAAGATCGCATTCTTGATCTTGGTTTTGCTTGGCTCTGGTGGCTTTGGGTCGTTGCAAAGCTCAGGTGGAAAGGTTGCCCCTTCGTCAATCTCAACCGACTCGTCGCGGCCAACATACAGCTTCACTTCAAAAGAGCCATCATTGGCTTTAATCTCTGTGATGCCTGAGACTTTCATGTTGTCAGCAAGGTACTCACGAAGCCGTTTGGCCTTGTTTTCCCTTGATGTTTGGAGAGCCTTGATGCGCTTAATAGCGGTCTTGGCCTGTTCTGCTTCTGATTCAGTGTTCAACACATAGGCCGCAACCTGTTCGATTTTTGCGCCAAGAACAATGCGGTATGACTCGAACTCAGGTTTGGCTACGCCGTCCTCGTCAAACAGATCGTCAAGCTGATTGCGAAACTCATGGCTAAGTTGATATAGGGATGTCATTTAGAACCCTTCGCGCGGCATTGCGGCCAACTCTGCGTACTGTGGCGACTTCTTGATGGTGTCAGACAACCATTCAGGCAAAGCCTCAAACGCTTGCCAATCAGGTTCATCAAGGTTAAATGTCACAACCTCATGGTCTGGTTGAGGCTTGGCATTTTTTAAGGCTGATGGCAGCGGAGTGATGGCGGAGATGTTTGTGTACATCTTGCCGTCTTTTTCGCTTGTGGTGATGTTCAACATACAGTAAACATTCAGGATGTTTGTGATGTCGAAACCAGCCAACTCCTCGGGAGAGAAGTCACGACCACGCCAAGAGGTCAAATCCTTGCGTAGGCCAGCCTTTTCATTCAAGGATAGGGTGTAGGTCTTCCCAATGGTCATTTGACGCTGTACGCCCTCATATTCAACCATTAGGGGTGCGCCTGTTTCGTCTTCGCCAAACACTTCCCAACCTAAACGGATTTTGTGTTGTACAGATTGACCAAACTTGCCGTCTGACAATTGTTCGCCCATGTCCACCAAGAGGTAGCAGCGAGCAATGTAGGAGCCGGGTGGGATGCGTTTAAAGTCCGCATTACCCTTGTCTTTTGCAATAAATCCCATTTTCTTCTTTCGTTTAAAAACCGCAATTACAGGTCTGCGGAATAACCTTTTTTCATCTGTTCAATCAATTCGCGTTGTCGGTACATGATTTCTTCGGTGTCTTCAAGGACGTGGCACAGTTGACGTATGGTTGTTTCAAGGTAGCCGACATGAAACCAAGCTTTTGCCAAGCCATCTTGTGAATGAAACTCGGCTGCAATCTTTGCCTTGTCCAACAAAATTTGGGCGTCCATATTACCCCCAAATCTTGAAGAAAAAGTAACCAGCAAGAAAAGAAAGAGCCACGTAATACCAAAATTGATAGCCAATTTCTTTAGGTTGATGAGGCTCAAACCAAATGCAATTCTCAAGCATGGCATTGTGTTGCACGGTGTTGGGAAACGCCTCGTCCATTGTGCGCGGGTACATACGGGTTGTGTCGTTCATGGCTCGTTCCATTCTTTGATGACTCGTTTCATGTCAAGTTCACAGTATTCCTCAAGCTCCTTCTGTTCGGAAGGGGTGAGGTAATCCCAAATGTCTTTCTTGTCGCGGATGACACTGATCTCAAATTGATCTGGCTCACCTACCGATTTATCGCCCTCTGTGAACACATAGTTCACCAGAACGTCTGGGTATGTTTCTATTGACCATTCATCAAGGTAATGAATGAAGCTGCTGCTTAGGTTTTTCATGTTGTTTCCTATTTTCATCCTTATTGGACAACCGTAGTATACACAACTAAACAGTCGAGTAAAGTAATCCCGACTAAGTTGAGGGGTCTATACAAGTATAGAAAAATCAACTACAATCCGACACATGAAAAAACAAGACGCAATCAAGTTGGCTGGCAGTGCCATCAAACTCGCCAAGGTTCTCGGCATCACAAAGGGTGCTGTGTCTCATTGGGGTGAAGACATCCCAAAGGGACGAGAGTATGAATTACGATACATCAAACCCGAATGGTTCGCGGTTGAAAAACAAAAGGAAAAAGCATGAGTTCGTTTCAAGAATTAGAGTTGGCCGTCATTCGTTGGTCAGAAGCTCGAAAAATTATTCCTAACAGCACACCGCAGGCTCAGTTCATTAAGCTTCAAGAAGAAGTCGATGAATTGCGTGATGCGTTGTTAAAAAACGATATGGAAGAAAGCGTAGATGCCATTGGAGATTGCACTGTCGTTTTGCTAAACATCTGTGCTTTGCTTGATGTCAATTTCACTGATTGCTTGGCCCATGCTTATGAACAAATTAAAAATAGGCGTGGCACTTTGGGTAAGGATGGAATTTTCGTGAAAAGTTCTGTATGATTTACACATCCCTTGGCGGGGAATCGCAGTAAGACTTAGACGGAGTTCTGCTGGTACTGCCCAGTCCGCCAACACCCTTAAAAAAGGTGAGAACTCCGCCTAAGTCTTTTTTTTGGACAAAAAGATGACCATAAATGAATTTCATCTAAAGCATTTGACAACAGATGATTTACGATTGATGAAAAACAGCATAACTCAAGAGCTTTCAATCAGAAGGCAAGAGGAAAGCAAGGCTAGATTTACAAAAGCAAAAAGCAAACTTGCTGCTGTTTCTTATGATGATGTGAGGTCTGTTTGTAAAGAGATTTTTACGTTTAATCGCTCGAAACCTTTACACGTTCCATCAATCTATACGTCTTCACCTCATCAAACAAAAAAATACCTTAGTGATTTGATGAATCAGAATTGGGTCGATTTGTTTGATTGCGAAAGTGAATCTGGAAATTTTTACGTTTACGCTCACATAGACCCAAGACAAAAAGCATTTGTTTCCGAGGTGTGTAATGGCGGAAATTGGATGGGTCAACCTTTTTACATTGGTAAAGGTTCGTCAAACAGAGCTTGGGATATGAAAAGAAACCAAGGTCATGGATTGATGATTAAACAAATTGCCAATGATGGCTACGATTTAGGCTCTATTGTAAAAATTGTTGCAAAAGGGCTTTCAGAAAAAAAGGCGCTTGAACTTGAAAGTAAATTGATTTATTTTTTTGGATTGACTTATGACAAAAGCAGGAAATTTGGATGGCTTTTGAATCTTGATGTTCCAAAGATTCCAAATTTCAATGGATACATGATTCGATACCCAAATTTAAAAAGTGAGTCAATGCTCCAAAAAGCAAAAAACCGCTTACAAAAAGAGGTTGAATAATGGCGCGAATCAGAACAATTAAGCCAGACTTTTGGCGCGACGAATCATTGGCCTCTGTAACTCCAGAAGCAGCACTGTTGGCGATTGGATTGCTCAACCATGCTGATGACGAAGGTTACTTCAATGCTCATCCCAAGCTCATTGAGTCAGACATATTTCCACTACGGGATCTTTCCAACACCATTACGGTAATGATTGATGAGCTTAACCGTATTGGTTACATAGAGCTATACAAGGGCTATGACGGAAAGCGATATGGTCATATCTGCAACTTTGCCAAGCACCAAGTCATCAACAAGAAAAACCCAAGCAAAATCAAGGTTTTGTGTGAGGTGTTGGATGATTCCGTTACCACTACGGTAGTGCTACCAGTGGGAATGGAAGGGAATGGAAAGGAAAAGGAAAGGGAAAAGAAAGCAGCCAAGGCTGCGGCAACTGTCGTTGCCTGTCCACCAGATGTTGATAAACAGGTTTGGGATGATTGGGTATCGCTTCGCAAAGCAAAGAGCGCCAAGGTCACACAAACGGCTGTTGATGGCGCAAGGTCTGAGGCTGGTAAGGCTGGAATGTCCTTGGAAGACTTTTTCCGAGTTTGGTGTTTGCGCGGTTCGCAGGGTTTGATGGCTGAATGGCTAAAGCCTGACGAGCGTAAAGCCATGAGCAACAAGTTCGATGTAGCGCACACCACTACACCGCCGCCGCCAAACCAAGACGCTGCTCTCAAGAAGATTGCGGAAGACCGAAAAAAGGCTGTGCCAATGCCTGCCGACATCAAGGCGAAGATGGCTGAATTGACAAAGGGGATGAAGGTATGACCGATGGCAACGAAAAAACAGAAAGAAGCCCCAAGACTGTTTGGGCCACCACTGGAGCGCCCAAGCACCTACAAAGGCGGAATAACCCAAGCGGAGCTGGAACACATGAGGGACTGCGAAGCCCGAGAGTGGATAAAAAGGTACAAAGAGAAGGCCCAGACCACTTCTGCTATCGAAGCATCGAATTGGTGGCAGCACCATTTAGAACAAATGCAGCGAATCAGAGGCGAATCCGCTACTTTGGATTTGAGGCGGCGCATGACTGAACAACAGAAGAAAGCAAAGAATGCGAATTGAACTTGATTTTCCTCCTGCCGAACTATTTCCAAATCGCGCAAAGGGAACACATTGGGCCAAGCTGTATCAAACTCGCAGTGACTACCGCGAAGGTTCAACATGGCTTGCCAAACACCAGATTAAAGATTGGAAGCATGACGGTGGAGACATTCGCCTCAAGCTGACATTCATCATGCCCGACAAACGGATGCGTGATGCTGATAACTGCCTTGCGGCAGCTAAAGGTGCGTTGGATGGACTGTCAGATGCCTTGATGGTGAATGACAAGTTCTTTCAACCCATCGAAATCCATCGTCAATTTGGCGATAAATCAACCCGTAAACTTATCGTGGAGATAGCATGACTCGTAAATCATTGAAAAAGCAAGTGGCTGGTAGTCACTACAAAGAGCTTCCAATTCAACCTGTGGAATACGTTTACCGCAATGATGTTGGATTCTTTGAAGGCAATGTCATCAAGTACGTCACACGCTGGCGCGATAAAGGTGGCATTGATGATTTGGAAAAGGCCAAGCACTACCTTGAAATGCTCATTGAGTTTGAATCTGAATGAAGTACAAGCTCTACGAAGAAAAGCAAGCCCACGCCACTATGCTGGCTGTGTGGAACATTGTGAAGGAATCAATCTATGGCGGCAAGAAAGTCATATTGGAGGTCACTGAGGAAAAGCGTTCTGACCCACAGAACAAGAAATTCCACGCCATCATTGGTCAAATTGCGAAGCAGGCGCAACACGCTGGAGCGAGTTGGGATGTTGAAGACTGGAAACGATTTTTACTCGACCAGTTTGCAACTGATCGCGGAATGGAGGGCGGCTCCGTGATTCAATCGTTGGACGGCCATCGCGTTATTCAACTTGGCATCCAAAGCCGCAAGTTCACCAAAGCCGAAGGCGCTGAATTCATTGAATGGCTCTTGATGTGGTCTGCAACCAACGGAATCGACATCAAAGAACCAGATTGGCAATAACTATGGTATAGTTATCTCAACTCGGAATGAGTTAAACAAGAAAGGACAATATATGCCGTATGTAAATGTATGGGTCGATAACGATGATTTGCTTGATGAAATTGATGATGATGATTTGGTTGAAAAGCTAAACCGACGAGGATATGCCTGCTTTAAAAATGGCGTGGCTAATGGGCATGAATTTTCATCCGTTAAGCATTTGATGGATTGCGGAATGATCAACGAAGCAAAAGCAGAGGCTTTTTTGATTGTTGGCAGAGCAATTGGGAGGTCGCTATGAACTGGCCTTTCTCAAACTTTCCACCTGCTTCTTGGACTGCCAAACAAGAACAAGCGTATCAACAAGCGCAACGCGCACAACTGCCAGAAAGCCCAATGTAATGAAAACATACTGGACTGTAATTTTGACCGTGTGGACAACTGCATGGGTGACGCATATGGCAACTAAGGTTGGTCAAATGACCGCGCCAAGTGAAATCACACCCATGCTACCTTTTACATTTTTTATGTTTATTGTTTTTCCAGCGCTGCTTGGATTTTTAATTGGAAAGGAAAGCAAATGAGTAAAGAAGCAAACAAAACACAACGTGCTTTGTCGCTGGCGCTTGGGGCTTTGCAGCCTGAATCATATTTAGCTGAATGGTATGTTGAACAAGAGATCATTCCTGCTGCCATCAAAGCCCTAGAAGAAGCACTAGCCAAGCAAGAACTGTTGTTTGAAGTTGATGGGGAAATGCTTACAGCTAGTCAGGTTGCTGGTGTTGCTTTATTTGATTTTCAAGAAGCAACAGGATGCAATACGGCTGAAGAATTTAAAGCCAAGCAAGAGCATGACTGCACACGAAGCCACCCGCATGAGGAAATGAGCAAAGAGTGTGAGTTGCGTACCGAAATTGCACGACTGACAAATCAACTTGCCAACACCAAGCAAGAGCAGGGTGAGCAAGACACACTCGCCTATCGTGAGGCGGCAAGCCTAGCTCAGTGGCTTTTCAATAAACATTTTGCACGCGAAGAACACTACGCATCTGGTCGTGTTGTTTGGGGGCTGTGCGATACAACTGCTGGTGTAATTTCTCAGATTGACAACATGGTTTGCAAACTTGTTCGTGAGCAAGAGCAGGGGAGCACTACGTGCGACAAGCCTGTGGCAGTCAAACACATGATGAAATGGGTTGACTACTTGAAGCGCAAGTCTGACTACGGACAGCATATGCAAATCCCGTCAGGAATGAGTGCTGGTGCTTGTTGGGATTTGGCTATTGAACTTGAGCAGTTTATTAACACCACACCACCGAGCATGAAATGCGAAGGCCCACAACAACGCAAGCCGCTGACGGCAGATGAGGTGTTCGTGCCTTTGGAAATATTAGAGGCTGCGGAAGGTTCACTTGGCGCATTTTGCAGCGACCACGGTTGGAGCGACCAAGACATGCAAAACATGGACAACCTGTCGGCGTACATAGCCCAACACAAAGCCGCCCACGGCATTAAGGAGTAAGACATGGAACAGTGTATGAATTGCACAGTTAGAGGTGACATTGATGCTTGCATGAAAACGCCATGCAGTCAGCATGAATCTTGGTATGCACAGACATTGAAAGCACAACAACGCACATGGGTTGGGCTGACGGATGCGCAGATTGAAATAGCTGAAAACCAGATTTGGAACACAGATCAACTAGACGAAGTTGAGCGACAAGCAAACAAAGAGTTTGTCAGAGCAATCGAAGCCGCCCACGGCATAGCACCAGAAGGGAGCGACAAATGACAGACCGTGAACTATTCCTCAAGGCATTAGATAACGCTATTGCTTGGCAAAACAGATGCGTTCATTTGTATGAAGTCATTGAATTGCTGTGCTTAGATGCAGAAATTGAACTCAAGGAAAAGAACAATGCGTAAACACTGCCGCCGCCGTGTGTGGTCTACATCAATCAACCCTATTGCCCATGCAATCTCAGGCGCTTGCATTGCTGACACAGCATCATTGAATGAGCTTCGCAAGAATGAGCTGAGATCATTGGAAGCCATGAAGTCTGGTGAGGCTGGTGTGCAAGAGTGGCAAATCCTGTGTGACATGATGAACATTGCTGAAATGATGGGTAGGAACGGTATTGGCCCAGAAGTCTTAGACCATTGCCAAGCAGCCACCGAAGCACTCCACCGCGCGGCCAAACGATATGAAGCCACAAAGAAGATGGGATTGTCTGGTGAAGGTCTGAGAGCATTGGGTGACATCATGGAATACCATGACCTCCAAAGAACCAGCATTTCACGGTCGCAGTATGAGAAGATGATTCAAAAGACAACCAACTACCTTAAGTCGCATGGTAAAAATGTGACGCATATCGAATGATGTACCCCAAGCACGAATACGTCCGTAGCCCCAAACTGCTCAAAGCGGTAAGGGAGCTATCCTGCCAATCCTGTGGCTCAGATTACGGCGTACAGGCTGCTCACACCAATTGGGGTGGAGGCAAGGGTAGGGCAATCAAGGCGTCAGACAATCACATTGCAGCCCTTTGCCACACTTGCCATACAGCAATTGACCAAGGCAACCTGTTAAGCCGTGAACAGCGTATGAAACTATGGGTTGTCGCCCATTACAGGACTGTGAGAAAATTAGTCCAATCAGGTATGTGGCCTAGTGAAGTGCCAATCCCATTTGATCAACAGTACGAGGACATCTGGAATGAAGAAATATACAGCCAGCATTGAAGCACAGCACAAAGGGCCAGACCCAGTGATGACATTCGTTATGTGCCTATTGCATAGCGTGACCAATGCTCACATCCTGCATCTGTCAACCAACAGCTACTCCATCCACCAAGCACTTGGAAATTTTTACGGTGAGATAGGCGACCTTGTTGACAGCTTTGTTGAGGCGTTCCAAGGTAAGTACGGTCTGTTGACTGACTACAAAGCTGAGTACGCACTGCCACCAGAACCAATCGCATACATGAACTACCTCAAGGCCGAGGTAGAGAAGCTGCGCCGCGACCCTGCGTTCCCACAAGACTCAGAGTTGCAGAACGAGGTGGACACCATTGCAAACCTCATCAACTCAACCCTCTACAAGCTGCGCTTCCTCAAGTAATCATGCCATTACGTCACACAAAGTCTGGATGGATGTGGGGAAGCAAAGGCCCATTTCCATCAAAGGCCAAGGCTTTGTCCGTGGCTAGGGCCGCTTACGCGCATGGTTACAAGGGTGAGCAGAAAAATAATCAGCCACCGTTGGTGCTGGAGTCTGTGAAAAAAAGTTCCAGCTAAAAATTGGTCGCTCAATTTTTTTTTCAAAAACCTAGGGTGGGGGGTCGAAAAATAACCGCTTTTTTAGTGCCGTTTGATGTAAGTGCTTACTAACTTAGGTTTTGATCTAATGTAAGCACTCACTCACTTAAAGTGTGTAAAGCAAGAAACGCACCCCGCTACAGTAACCCTATAAGCCATCAAAACCGCCTACAGTGCCCCTAAAATTTCTTGTTAAGGGTTTGTATAGGGTTTACTTAAATAAACGCTTAAACGGGTTTTAAATTGTTTGTTTTGTTAGTTGGCACTCACTAACTTAGCACCCCTAAAAAATCCCCGCGCATGGCGGGGATTACTTAGGGCTGTAAGTTAAGCGGAAAAAGAATCCAGCAAAACCCATAGATCAGTGGCGTTTACAATTTCGGAACGCTTAACCGCTTCAAAGCCGTTATCTATAGTTTCTAGCGGGATAATTTCGGCATTCTTTGAACCGTCAAAAGGCATTAGATTAGTAACTATCCACAGCCCCGCTTCGCCATCCAGCCGCGCACATACGTTATTTTCAAATATTGTTTGCATGGTTATCCCCTTTTGTTACTTAACATGCCCCGCGCGTTTCCAGTCTTCATATGTAATCCAGTCATTGAAAATTACATACATTCCAGCCTGTGAATTAACGTGAAAATTTAAGACTTTACGCACTATGGCGTTAGGAAAAGCCTTCTTTGCTTCATGCTTTGTATAAAAGTAATTCATAGTTAATCCCTTAAATTCCATAAATTGCACAATGTGTGCGAAATTGATAACGCGCCATAGAATCCGCATAATGCCGCGCTTTTCCCCTTGTTTTATGCTTTTCTCGGCTTGATAAATAACCGAAAATTGAACCGTCAATATCTTCTATCCTTTCCACAATGGAAACAAAACATCCATTTTCTTTTGTAGTTCGAGTGTTAAAAGTGACGCCCGTTCTTTTGTTTGTTAATTGCATTGTGTAACCCTTTCCTTTAAACCGAAATAGAAGAACCTATCAAACCCTTTTACATAAGCGGTGCAAGTGGATTTCTTCACCCATTCATTACCGCCGAAAGTAAAAGCCGCGCCTATAGGTAATGTAGAAAATTCTTTTAACATGGTTACCCCTTTAAACATTCCGCGCACACACCGCGCATTTCTTCATCTTCATTGACAAAAGATATTGCCGCGCTTTTAGTGTCAAACCGCATACGCTGGATGAAACCATCCGCATGGAAACGGTAACAAACAATCCAACCCCATTCATTAAATTTCAGTTTTGACGGTTTCATTCTGTAAAGCCTTTCGTTAAGCAAATTTGAGAACATCCATTTTCTTTTACGGTGTGCCTTTCGTAAGTAATTTTGCCCTTATAAGATAGAAATTCCATTTCTGAGCATTCCACAATATCGGGTTCTTCTAGATCAAAATCTAGAATGAAGAAACGCACATTCATGCTATTAAACATGGTTAGCCCCTTCTTTTGTTTCTTCTTGATATTCGCCATGCGTGATTTCATTAGCAAACCATTCCGAAGCAAACCATACTAAAGCGTTAGCAAACCTTACATCATCACCCATTTCATCCATTACATATGATGGCCATTCACCGCTACATTCTTTGTATTCCTGTAATGTTTCATGTAATGCCGCGCTAAACTTTAAATATAGATCGTAAGTTTCTTTGTAATAGATCATCCCGCTTACACCGCCTGTGCATCCATGGTTTGAAATATCGGACAATTCATTGTGCGAATAGTTATCTAGCAACCATTGTTTAAAAGCATTCATTATTTTTCCCCTTATTTAGTCAAAACATCACAGCTAGCCAACATGAAGCAAACCCATGTGACAAACATCAAAACGCCTATTACAGCCTTAAAGAATGAATTTTTCATTGTGTAACCCCTTCTATCTGTGCCGCTTCACGCATAAGCCATGCGGTATGCAATTCACAATCGGGGAAATCTTCACAATTAATTTCACCCAAAATTTCATGTGAAGCGTATACGTTACAAAAGTGCCCCATTACGTCAAATTGCAAACCATACATAAGCACTATCTGTGCGCGTGCAATTTCGGCGGTTAATGCTGTGGAGCGTGCGTGCTCCACTCGGCCAGTGCGTTTGTTTGTCATTTCATATTCATATTGTTTCATTGTGGATAACCCCTTTTTTTAAGTCAAACGGCATTCCGCCGTCAATTTAGTGTTGCTAGAAGCGTGCCAAGCTGTAAACCCTTTAAATTTAAAACCTATGGTTTAGAAAAGTAAACTACAGAAAAAGTATCAATGCACTATGAATGTGCGCACGCACCAAAGTAAACCGTTTACACACCTAAACGGTGCGCGGTGTGGATAGTGTGGATAAGTTAGCGGGGTGTGGATAATGTATGTATGGCAACATTACCTAAACCTGTAAAGTGCGAAGCGTTACGCTGTAAAGCGGAACGGGTGACGGGTTCCGCTTATTGTGTAGAACATGGCGGTAAACCTAAGTTAAGCGTTCAAAGAAGGGAAAGTAACGCCCCTTATAAGACTGTGGCATGGTTATCTATGCGAGATAGGCAACTATCCACACAGCCGCTATGCCAGTGCTGTAAGTTAGAAGGGAAGATTATTCAAGCTAACCATGTAGATCACGTTATCGCATGGCGTGCTGTAGGCGCGTTTGCTTTTAAGCGTGCGAAACTACAAAGCCTGTGCAATTCCTGTCACTCTGTCAAAACATCATTAGAAACTACAGGCATTTATAGGCACTACACAGAGACAGGCGCCATTGACTACACACCCCAAGATTACGCACGCTTAACCCGTGATCTATAACCCCAAGCGGCAACCATGGCCCCAAGCGGCAACCAATAACCCTATTATTTAACCTTAAAGCGTTAATTAGTATGCTAGATCAAGCACGCCTGTGCGTTTATTGATGATCTAAATGTATGTAATGAAGCAACAAACGCACTTGCCATGCGTTTAATTTAATACATACGCACTAACCTTAAACGTCAAACGCTTAAAAAATAGGAATAAAATAGTTGATTAGAAACTAAAACATACCTAATTGGC